CCTAAAAATCCATTAGTATTATCCCATATATGGAGAGCATTGTCTCCTAAAGTTGTTGCGCTTGTTGCATAAGGAACTCTTGTAATTGTCAATCCTGAAATTCCACCAGGAGCAGCTACCCATGCAGGTAAGCCTGCTACTGTAGATAAAAATTGACCGTTTGAACCTATTCCTAAAGGAGTTAATGTTGTTGATCCAGAGGCATAAATTATATCACCTATTGTATAGGATGTTATATTTGTACCACCATTTCCAACACCTACTGTCCCTAAACTTAATGTTAGATTTGTAGATAATGCACCTCCACCTTGTAATGGAGATGTTGTGTTTATAACTCTCGATAGAGGAACATATGTACCTGATAGATAGGATATTAAATCCATTTGATCTGATAATGTTCCTGTTATACTTCCCCATACAGCACCTCCACTACCTCCTGTTATAGCACTATCTATTTTCTCTAATGCTAAAGTTAATGTGTCATTTGTAACTATAGAGGAATTTGGTAGATTTGGACCTGTATATATTACAAAATCACTACCTATTGTAAAAGGAGAACATCCACAAGGAGAGGAAATAGAGAATGTTATATTATTACACCCACATCCATTAGATGGAGTGTTTGAAAAACAATTCATACCTGGAACACATATACTCATTATAATTATTTATAAAGTGTTGATAATCAATTACCTAAGGAATATACATGATATAATATGCTGCTAAAGAAGGCTGCTTATTATCATGTGCCAGTCCTCCACCTGTAGCATTAGCTCCAGTTATTCCTGTTGATACAGTGTTAGTAGGAGCAATATCTGCTGCTGCAAATCCACTGTCTTGAAGTCTATAATCAGCAAATTCTGTAGCTAATGTCCATGCCACTGCTGCTGCATGTGTTGTTGTAACTGGAGTGTTGGCTCCTGTAAGATTAACATTCTTAGCTATAAAGTGACTATGCTGAGGATCAGTAATAGAATGGGTGTGTGAAGGTATTTGAGTTGTATCTAAAACAATACTATTAACCCCATAGGCAGTATCTCCAAGGGCATAGTTAGGATTAAATGGGGAAGATGCAGGATTCACAGAAGGAGCTAAAGCCCCACCTGGAACAGATTGTATAGCTCCTACAGGCACTCTACCCCTCTTATCTGGAGTTCCATTTAAACCATTGCATAAGTAAATTTTCTGCCAATCACCCAGTCCAGCTCCTGTGGCATCAAAGTTCCCTAATGTACCATAGTATTCCACCACTGTATATGGAACCATTCTTGTATAGAATTGTGTAGAAGTTGCTATACTATCTAAATAAGCCTGAATTAGAGTATTTAGCTCTGCTAAAGTTACATAATTAGTAAATACATTTAGAGCTAAAGCTGCTAAGTCTGTACTTACAGAACAAAGCTTTACAATTACAGCTTGTAATACAGCATGTGTATCTGAACTATCTGTAACTCCAGATAGGCAATCTATATCATAATCTGCATTTAGTGTTGTTAATGTTGCATTTATAACATCAATTTGTTCCTGTAGATTGCAAGCTGCTTGTATAAGAGCTTTGAATAAATCTACTTCTGTTAAATCTTCACATGTAGGAATATATTGACTTACTAATTCGCATATAATTTCTGAAGGAATATTAGGCTTAATTCCTGTTCCATCTAATGTGGACACTAGGAAAGTTATAAGTGCTTGTTCTACAAAAGATAAAGAATCTCCTGATTTAATACCTAATACAGGTACGTCTACACCTGTATATCTTACACATTTATCTGATGTTACATCGGTGCAATTATTGTAGCAATTAGAGCATTGACTCATAATTATTTATTTATTAAAATTTTGATTTTTGATGCGATTTTCTTCACTGTATAATTACAAGCATAGTCTGAATTAACAGATTTATAAGTTAGTATTCTTTTGTAATTCAATAAGTCCCAGAATACACCACTAGGAACTGGATAATTTAGTATAAACACAGTGTTATTATACTCGTTTTTAGCCAATTCTGTTATTTTACAATCTATTTCATTCAGTAGAACAGAAATAGTTGTACAATCTACACAATTATTTAGTCTGGGGTTGAGCATTTTGAGGATTGGTATTAGGATTATTAGTTTGTAAAGATGCTGAATAGCATCCTGGACATAATCCATTGGTTAGTTGACAGGAGCATCCTTGAGCTGCTCCACATTTTGAACATTTCATACATTATACAAAGTTGGTTATAAAATTAGTTCCGTGACAATTACAATTATTTTTTATAAAATGACATAGCATTTTATCTGCTTGAGAATATAATGTATTAGAAACATCTATTGCACAGTTATTGGCAGCAGCAATTGATCCTTGAATAAAGAAATAAATTGTACTCAAGTCTACTTTAGATTGGGTTTTTATAGCTCTATCGCATTCCATCATATCTAGTTTCATAAAAGCATTATCAAATTTCTCCTGTAGTTGTTCTACACGAATAATTGTTTTTGTAACAAAGTTTTCGAAAGCTGGAGCAATGGAATATGTAATTGTATATACCCCATCAGGTAAAGGAGTTAAATCTTCACCAGAAGCTGATAATCCTAGTGATAAGGAATTGAGAACATTAAAATCATTAGGAATGAATGGTAATGTAATGTTACCAAATCCATTAGGAATCTCAATAGTAAGACTAGGAGAGGAAATAGGAGGCATTGCTGGATATGTAGAAATATCAGCTATACCTAATGTAAGTTTATTATATGTTGGAATTACTAATATATCTAATTTCAAATCTGCCATTTTATGTTAGTTTAAAAACAAAAATGGGGAAAGGATATTCTCCCATCCCCATTTTGGTGTAAAGTGTTTACTATCAGACTATTAAGGAATATTAGTTGATGTGGTCGTAGTTGTAGGCCAGATAGTAGTTGTTGTACTAGTAGTCGTGATACAGCTATTATCAGCAGTTACAGCACCTAATCCAGCTACAAGAACAGCTTCAATACCAGCAGAAAGTGCTGTAGGAGAAGCTATAATTACTGTACTGTCTTCAGGAATATAATCCCCCCATGAATATGCTGTTTTTTGAATATCTACAAACTTGATATAATAAGTGTCATAATTTGTACCTGCTGTTACCCAAGATTCAAAGTTCTCATTATACCCATTCATTCTATATAAATGCTTAAGGTATCCAGCTTGATAACTATAAAAGTTCTTCTCAAGTTGTTGAATTTCTGTAGACGTACCATTTGGATAGGAAGCTCGTTGTGTAATTACAGAGCTTGCTACAATGTTACAACTATCAGATACAATAAAGTCAGCAGTGGTTGCAGGACCAGAATATACAAATGTACGGAAGTACATCCTGTCATATTCATAAGGGAATGCTGCAATATCGCAAGGTTGACCATAAGCTGTTAGAGCTTTTCCAGAAATACGAAGAATAGCGCTAGAGTTGTTACCAATACGTTGAAATTGATAGAATGTGTTAAAGCTAATATTATCTCCATTAATGCCAGGAGCAGCAGCTTGCAATTTTGCAATAAATGCATCAATAAGAGCTGGTACATCTACTGTTGTACAAGGATCTGCACCACAAGCACAACAAGGAGCTTGAACTGTTACAGAACGTGTAAATCCATTAAAATAAAGAGTATCAATGTAAGATGAATGAGCGCGTAATGTAAGAGTGAGAATATCACCGCATTGTACATTAAATCCTGATACATCTGTTACTTGCGTAGCTGCTGTTGGACATCCAACCACCTTACGCCAATCAGTTACATTAGATGTACAGTTTGCTGTGGCACATCCTTTAATCTTATCAGATCGTTTACTGCCTTGTAAGTAGTTGTTAGTTCTACCTTGGGCAATGTAAAAGTATGGAGCAGCAGCAATATTACCAGCGTTAGCCACTGTGTAATCATTCCTGAAGATACCAAATTGACCTGGAGTCAAATCCTGTGTAGAGCCAGAGCTAGGGAGTGTATTTCCTACTGGGACTACAAATAGGGTGGTTAATGAAAAATCAGACATTGTTTATTTGTATTTAAATTGTTAAAAGTTTATTCGTTTGTTTGTATTCTAATTTGAGCACTTTGTACAGCAGATGTGTTTTCAGTGTACATTGCAATATTTTCTACTGTTAAATCTACTAATTCATCTTCTAGATAATTCTTGAGTTCACAATCCTGATTTACACTAGGATTACCATCTAATTTTATATATCCTTCTTTATCGATGTATTTTGGATA